TTAGCGCCTTGAATGCCTCGAGCGCCTATAGTGCCCTGAATGCCTTGAAATCCATCAGTACCTTGAAGTCCTTGGAATCCATTTGCGCCTTGGATGCCTTGAACACCGTTAGCACCTTGTGTGCCTTGAATGCCTTGGAATCCATTTGCGCCTTGAGTACCTTGAAGTCCTTGAAATCCATTAGCGCCTTGAATGCCCTGAAGTCCTTGAGTGCCATTTGCACCTTGAATGCCTTGAATACCCAATTCACCTTGAATGCCTTGAAGTCCCTGAGAACCTGTAGTGCCTTGAATACCCTGGAATCCGTTTGCGCCCTGAATACCTTGTGTGCCTTGAAGACCTTGAATGCCCAGATCACCTTGAATGCCTTGTAGACCTTGCGGACCTATAGTACCTTGAAGTCCTTGAAATCCATTAGCGCCTTGAGTACCCTGAAGTCCTTGAGTGCCATTTGCACCTTGAATGCCTTGTGTGCCTTGAAAACCTAAATCGCCTTGAATACCCTGCGTACCTTGTGAACCTTGAATGCCTTGAGTACCTTGTGGACCTTGAATACCTTGAGCACCACTGTTTCTCCAAACGATACCATCACTAAACCAACGATTGCCATCATCAGTTTGAACCTGTCTACCAACATAGGCAACAGGATCTAAATCTGCTAAAGAAGAAAATGGTATGATGAAGAGGCCGTCATCAGCATAACTGCGGCCAGATAAGAACTTCTCAATCACTAGACAACACCCACATGCTCTGCTGATGCTTGTTCATTCGCTGATGCCCAAACATGAAAACTAGCCGTATTGCCTGCTCTAATATAAACAATATCTCCATTTGTACTTGTAGCAACTCTTTTAACAAGAGAACGCCCTTGAAGAGGTATAGCTACAGATTCTCCTGCAGGTACAGTTATTCTTCCAAATGCATCATTGTTAGCAGTACCACCTTCAGGTCTAAATCTAACTTCGATCCAATCTGTTCCTGCTGTAACATTTTTAGCAACCAAAGGTGTTAGAAAGAATACTTCTCCAGCAGCAATTCCTCTTGATGTATCCCCAGGATCACGACTGGTATATGTTGAACCTGAAGGATCAGGCACAGAAAAATCTGGAGCTTCTGCGATGTTTATCCAACCTGTGCCAACGCCTATGTATTGTATACTTATAGGTTTACCCGTAGATGGCTGTCTACATGTTATTCTTGTCATCCAAATCCTCCGAATGTAATAGCCGCTCGAATGGCTTCGCGTTTAGTTGGCGCAATAAAACCTCTGCCGCCCATACCAAATCGCGCATCAATTGTAACATCACCAGCGAACAAAGCGTTACCTTCACTATCTTGCCCTGTCGCAATAACAACACCCCCATTTTGTTCCAGAATGCTATCCCTAATTGGTAGTCTTGAAGCAGCGGGCGGAATCTTAATCTGCCAGACACCAATCATATTTGCTGTCCAAGTATGACCAATAGCTTCAATCTTGCTTGGTTCAATTCTTGTGTTAGGACTTAATATAGTTGTTTGAACACTAATTGTTGCAGCATTTATAGCCTCTCTAGCATTAGTATTTAGTGAGAGTTTGTTGAACTCGTCTCTCATAAAATTATAACTATGATTAAAGGCTGCTGTTTTAGCAGAAGTAAATACCAGATTACCAGTAGCATCAAATAGAACAGATTGGAACCTATCAATCATATCAGTAGAACCACCACGCAACATATATTCTACCGAACGAATCCAAACATCGGAATCAAATCGAGTATATGTTTCGTCCGCTGCATCCCAACCAGTTGTATATCCTTGAGATACCAAATTGCTCCACAAACCATTTACGATTGTTGTTCTGTTTGTAGAGATGATATCTCCGGCCGTACTATTTGATGTGACAGTCACATTCGTATCGTTAGGAACACCAATTCTTCTTGATCCTGTAGAAACCAATGAATAGTCGCCAAACTGTGTAGAACATGAACTGAGAATAATTTGGCCGCCACTCATAGCTAAGAAGTGTTTGTGTGCCCACATAGAAATGGCGTTAACAGCGTTGATTAGACCACCATTCTTTGCACAGTAGCCAATGCCATTGTAAGACACAGGAGTAGCACCCCATGTCATGATGTTAGGGAAGATTGAATACTGAGAACAGACCATACCGTCTGCTAAACAAACACCAGCTCCTGTTGGATATCCAGGATTAGGAGGATCGGACAATGGATTTAAAGTACCGCCGGTTACACTTTCTGGCTGTGGAACACGAACAGCGCACTTGTGAGCGTATGGTACGCGCGTGATGACTGCACCCGGTCTAAAGCTAAATGCAAATCCTTCTGTTGGATCTGTTAAGCTATCAAGTCTAAAGTTTTCAATAATGAAACCTTCGATGAAACAACCAGAGCCCATACGGAATACATTTTTTACTTCGGATCCAGCTTTAGGACGAATGAATACCGCTCTATGAACGCCTTGAAGAATACAATTGTCAGGAAGGTCTATATGCCCATGTGTTTCATAGATGCCAGGACCGACTTTAATGATTGTTAGTTCATTTCTTAGCGTAGCAATCTCAACAGCTTTTTCTATAGTTGCGAAAGGAGCATACTCACTTGTGCCATCATTTGCTGTATCGCTGCCGGATGTAGCAACATACAATGTTTTAGCGATTGATGGAAGAGCACCAGGTAGACCAACATCACCAACATTTACCCAAACACCTGCGCGACGAATTTGTAGAAAGTCAGTCTCTTCATTATAGATAACAAGACCGTCAGGTGGAGCTTGAATACTTTCTCTTTCGGTAGTTGTCAGTCTTGGAAAGAGAATACCCTGGTTCTTTGACCACGCTTCGATGATAGCGGCTGGATTTCTTATTGCTGTATTACCAACACGAAGATCGCCTGATTTGTATACTACAAACTTTGTATTGGAATTTACATCAAACTTTAAAAGAGTTGAGTTTGCAGATGAGTTAACATCATTGACACTCATTCTTATGGCGTTGTTTACAGATACAGATGATGTAATCCATGTTGCGCCTAAATTAGATAAAGGTACTGCCATTAATCTTCTACCACCAAATGTGTTGTTTGATAATCTTGGCTAGGTAGACCAGTGAAGTGATAGTCTTCTGCCACGATTTGTCCGTTTCCATCATATATGAGTATAGGTAATACCACTTCCCAATATGTAGGTTCATAATACATATCGTAATCGTAAGAAATATTAAATTCTGAAACAGTCAATTCTGTTCCCGAGTCATCACCGATAATAACATCGCCCACTTCAAATACAGGACCGTATATATCATAAAGAACCACTAACCCAGTATCAGGATAAAAGTTCTTTACTCTTGCTGTAGTATTACCTGATCTTACGGTCTCATTGAAGTTCCAATTCATTTACCACCACCAGCTGCTCCACCATAGACAAGAACATCGTATGAGTGTCCTATTGGATTAGTAGCTCCTGCCGGATGTTCAAAAAAACAGGCCTCATGATCTCCAGCGGCAGCATCTCCCATCGCACATATGATCTTTTTTCCAGATATCTCAATACATTTTGATCCATATACAGCAGATAAAGCACCTTCATTACAATGATCGTTTTTATCGCCTTCAACAGCCCATAACAATCCGTTAACAAGAACCTTGTCTTGTCCTGTTACATTTGTTTTGGCACCGCAAAATCTTTTGTCTGTATCTCTATGGGCTCCTGGCACTATGCTACCTTTCTTGGTCTTCCTCTACCGCGCTTGACTTCTTGTTGAACCTGTTCATTAAGAACAACTGGTTCAGTTTTTATCTCATCTGGTACAAATACAGCAACGCCAGTTGAGCCAAGACCACCGATTCGATCAGTCTTTTGCGTTGGCGCTTCCATAATTTCCCAAAGCACATATTCTTCCTTCTTTACAAGTTCGGCCTGTGCAATTCTATCACCATTATTTATCGTCTGATCCACTTCGGAACGATTAGTGAGTAGAATAAAAGTTTCTTGGATGTAATCAGAATCGATTACAGCCTCAAGATTAGCAAGAATAAGTCCCTGCTTATAAGATAGCCCTGAGCGTGGATGAATACGAACTGAATAGCCCTCTGGAATATCAAAGATCAATCCAGTAGGAACAAGGATACGATCACCTGGCATAATACGAATTGAGCCGCTGCTCAATGATCTTGTGAATGGTGCGTTAAAAGAATTGTATCCACTATATGTTGCTTTGCCTTCAGCCTGAAATGAAATATCAAAACAAGCAGCTTGCTTGGTACCAAATTTTGGCAATACTACATTTGGATTTGTCTTGTAAATGTTCAATCTATTCATGATATACTCCGTTGTCATTAAGTTACTTCTTGCCAATCAATAGAGCCGACACAAGTATCTCCTGCTCCATATCCTGCAACCGCTAGAACAAATGTTGTATTTGTTCCTGTAAAATTGTTTCTCTCTAACTGAAATTGGAATTGACCGTCGCTCAATTCACCAGGAGAACCGCCTTGCTGAGCCACATATGTATAACCATTTATATGTGATGTTCCATTTGCAAGTGCTGTTCCTGTTATATTATATTGTACAGCGGAATCACTACCTGCATCTACCCATGTGCCGCCAGTTATCTGTGCGCCTGTTATAACTCTATAAGCAAGTCTTGTTCCATTACCTGTAAGTCCCAAGACACTAATATTCTTTGGAACTACTATAGCATCTTTTCTTTCTGATTTCAATCTAATAGCAACCACAGGATAGAATTGTCCAGCAGTAGATAATGTATAAGATGTATTGGGTAATTGACCAATAGTTTTTGGTCTACCACGCATTTCGTATCCACCTTCGGACATTACAGAAGTACATATGATGCGAAGATTACTATTGTTTGCTGTATCTGCTGTATTCTGTATTTCACAGCGAATAGGCAAACATGCTGTAGTCATGTATGTGTTGTCAAGAATGTTTGCGTGATTCCATGTATGACAATGTATAAATTTACCGTCAATAACAAACCCTGCTCTTACTGAACCTACGCCTAACCATTCAATGTCATGGAATAGAATTTGAGATTTTGACAAATCTAAAGTATATCCAGATGGATTTTTATTTGCTGCAGGATTACCTTCTGGACTGCCAGGAACATTTGAACCATCAACTCTGTCTATGTTCCAATTGGATTGCGCGACTCTTGTCTCTGTAACTGTGCCGCTAGATTTTGAGCGTCTAACAAAATATATATTATTGCCATCTTGTTCTAAAAACACACCATTCTCTGTATCGAAATATCCATATCTTTGTCTTAGTCCAGTCTGTGCTGGTGCCATAACAAATGTCTGTAAGATTTGTAATGATTTGCCTGGCTGATAAGCAAATACGCGATTCGATTCACGATAAACATAATTGTTATTTGCAGTTCCTACAGAACATACTACAGACGAAGAATTTGCGTCATGTGTAACAGTCGTGCCTGCAGAATTGGCAGTACCTACTTTTCCATTATCCTGATATCGATGAAACGAATCAAACAGGGTCATAGGCTGTGAAACTCTTGCTCTACCAAAAGCATCAACTGCCATGCCTGATGGATTAGCGGGACCGATAACACTTCCATATTGATCAGCCAACATAACAACTTCAAATATTGTTTTTTCTTGGTTTAAATACTGATTAGTATCTTTACGGAACTGTGCCATAGTCTATTCTTCCTTACGCTTTTTACCTATATTGTATTTAGCCACAAGATTCCAATCGGTCTTTTCTTTATGAGAAATAATCTTGATTTGGGATAGTGGAGCTACAGGCACTGCACTTTTGTTTTCATCTACCAAACTTACCAGTTCCCACTCAGACAGTAGGTTGGCAATAGTATTAAGACGGGCGCGGTCATCTTCTACGAAGTCTGACTGCTTCCCGTCTAATAAAAATAATTGCTTGAAATGAACGATGTAATATCTACCCTGCTTGTGTAGTATGTGACAGGACTGATATAGCGTTTTATCTTTCTTTGAGGCCACTCCAATACGCGAAAGTGTCTCACGAACCTTTAAAAAATTATCTGGGTTAGGTAGCGTTACCTCCACTAGTTCGTTTATGTCTAACATTCAAACCACCTTTACTTAAATACTTCTTAATCTCTTGTATCTGCGTGTCAGACAATAATGACAAGGCCTCTTTAGCCTTCTCGTTGGAATAGTTATAAAATTCTTTCACCGCTTCCAAATTCTCTACAGTATCACGCTTTTGCCATTTCTGGAAAGGCCTTTTATAGGCTCTTACTGTATTTAGCAGATAGTGATATTGTAGGAGATTATCGGTAGATGGCAGCATATTCATCTGGTTTGCGGCCATTACCATATCCAGGTGGAAGGATATGGAACGGTTAACGACGAACGGGACATAGTCCCGCTCGTTCTCAGTGGTGATAACTACCTTCTTAGTCTGTTGGATAGAAGGTATAATATCTTTGAAAAGATCAGTCATCGACTTCTTTAAAACTTTCCAATGTTGCGCGATCAGTCGGCAAAACAATTTCAGAAACATGAATTCCTTGAGGAGCAAGATACTTGTCTCTCCAGAATTCCCACTTACTTCTTGTGTTTTCCCATTCATTACTTTCTTTATGGCCTGGCTTAGGATGATATATCATAAGTACGACATTTTTATGAACATCAATTGCCTTACCTGTAGAATTTTTTACAAAGATATGCTTTTCGATCTGGGCTATAATAGAGTTGCCAGATGATGCTTTTATAATTTGTGTAGCATTAGGATGCAGCTTCTTCATCAAGTCTGTCATGCTGTTATAGTATTTCTTAACGATAGGCTCTTTCTTAACATTCTCATCAGAGAATGCAACAAAATTATTATTGTGTCCAGTATTAGACCTCTGAGCATACAACTTTTTTGCTCTCTTTGTAATCTCACCTCTTTGAGAGGCATTCAGTCCGTATGATGTAAAAAGATCAACAAACATAGGATGATTAAACATAGGTTTATCCTTGCTTGTATAAAGCTTCTCAGATATAATCGTATTCACAACGAAGTTTGCATAATCATCATAGCTATTATGCTTTTGAGTCTTGCCCTCTTGCTTATTACACATTAATCCAAATGCTTGGATTTCTGGACTAGTGAAATTTGACCATTCATTATATGGTATCTCTATGGCATATAGACCATTCATTGTCGCAACATTAATTGCAGCCCGAGTTCTCTGATTGCCAGAGATAATTTTTCCCGGCATGTTTGTATCTTTGTCCATCAACATGAGAATAGGATCTGTAAATTCAGCCTTTTGACCATTAAAGATCAACTTCAATTCGTTGATATAGTTATCATCTCTCATGTCTCCTCTCACCTGAATAAAGTGGCCACCAGACAATAGCATATTCAACTTTTCTTTGTTATAGAAAGTTTTAGGATAAACATCTGTTAATGAGTTTTCAAAAACCTTAGTGATCTTTTCAAGATCGACAGAAAAGTCCTTACTAAATTTTCCTCCACCATTACTCTTGTTGTAATAAAGTGGATTCTTTACTGCGTTGACCTGCTTGAGCATACGAGTTTCCATTGTTGCCATCTCCTCTTTAGTTCCGGAATATAAAATATTATTAACAATCATAGGAGATGTTTCTAGATCAGATTTGAATTCTGAGTTAGTGCTGCTATGAAAATATTTTAGTGTATATACATCTTCTATCTGACCAGAATGCCATCCAAGATAATGTCGAACAATGGAAGTTACTGCATGTTGAACATCTACCCTATATAAGAAAGCTTCGTCGGACTGACTAGCATCTATACTATTATCTACGAAATAACGATCACTAATTTTAGTTTTTTGTTCGAATAACATATTATACCTCAGTTATATTCACAGTAGACCATTAGTTTTGCCATATAAGACATATTTCATCCTAATGAATTCAGGAGTTTCATTAGGATCGAAAAGCATCCAGGCACATCTACCTGTTCCATTACCATTAACAATTCTTCCACTCTCAGTCTCAAACTTGATAAGATCAGATACTATGTGCATATCTGTCATGTGCTTGACAACATCTTGTCTTGCTTTTGCAGCAATGTATTCAACTCTCATCAATAGAAGACAAGGTACTTTCCACTCAAACAATGATTTCTTAATCAGTTCATATCCTA